AAAAAAAGGCGTTACATAAAAAAATTGAACTATAAAATAAACGGATATATTAACATATCATCAAATACAATGGAGGCAAAAGACTCAAAAAAGGAAACATTGTTTGTAACCAATTGCAATGGTCTAATAAAAATAAATAAAGACCGTAATGTCGACAAATTTCTAAAAACAGGCGCAGAATATTATATGTATCTGCCAAAATCTGATAGATTGATTCACGTTAAATGCAAGGGCGTTGGAATTAGGGCCGCAGATTTACAAATTTTGAGCACTACAAAAAATGGAAAACACATAAAAGCAGATGAGGGTTCCGTATTTGGTTATCAATATGAAAATTTTGACGCAGTTCATTTTGATAGCTTTAAATTCCGCGAAACATGCGAACTTTATCAAGAGGAGCCCATTTATACTATGCGACATATGGATGCATTGTGCTCTGTTGATTTGTAAATTTCAGAATGTTATATTATATATTATATTTGTTATTAACGCCCGCTCCACACTTTTATTGCAGGTAATGTATTTATTTTTTTGTTGCGAACATTTTCACAATGTTCATTATATGTGTATCCCCACTGACAATAATTTCTAATATTTCCCAACAATGAATGTTGATTTATGGATTTTAAATATTCAATAAAAAAAATTGTTCCCATAATTCTCTCTAAACAGCATCTATCCGACCGTTTTGTGACATAATTTAAAAGGTTAAATAAGTTATACTTATTCCGCAATCCGATTAAAAAATTGCGATTTATAAAACTTTGAACGCCAAAACAGCCATTCCATACTTCATTATTAAGTTTCCCCAAATTTTCATATTGTTTATCGTGAATTAAAGTATTCATAATATTAAAATTATTTGAAAGTTGTGCCACTAATCCTTTTGTTATATGAAAATTTTCTTTTTTTTCGCAAGTGAAATGCCATAATGGTAGCACTTGCACTCGTTTTTGTATTAGATATTCAAAATTTATTCGTTTTTGAATAAAAACGCTATCGTGTATTATAATAGCATTGTCAAAATAATGATTCTTATACAAATAATAATACGGAAGTAATTCTCCTCGTCCAGGGAATTCTGAAATTACATATTCTACGTTTTCATATTCACGGTCTGCATTCAAAAATTCTTTTTTGCTATTATCATCTATAACAATAATTTTTTTTAAAGGATAGCATATTCTAATGCATTGGACACATTCATTCCAATATTTATTGGTTATTTCAGAATTTACGTGTCTTGTAATAATAAATCCAAAATCATCAGAAGTCATTTTATTTAACAAATATAAAATAACTTTTTATTTTACACATTTTCAGAAGAAAGTGATGGAATAGAGTCAATGTTAATAATTATTTGGTCAGATGGGACCTTATTCTTAGATACAATATAGTTCTTAAATTCAGTTCGTTCAAGTTGGGCTTGCGGTGTGTGATTATGAACACATCTTGCAATCATTTTATATAATTTAAAATCAGGATATCTCTCAACACCGTTGTTCTTGTATAGTATATTAATACCACTGTCATCCAAGCACCAATCATAAATTATTTTAACAATGGGGTCGCATTTTTCAAAATCCTCTATTTCATCCAAATCATCAATAACATAATCAAAAATAGAACACGCTAAACGACACAAATCAAAACTATAATTTGGTTCTAACCGAGGTTTCTTGTCATTAAAATATGGTTCTGTATTATATTGTGTTGCTGCATCAGCGCCTGGTTGAAAACTATCGCTGCAAAATATTTTCCCGTCAAATTTGTATATAGCTCTTCCAAAATCAATGATTTTAAATATGCGTCCAAAAGTAGGGACTTTATAATGATTTTTTTTATAACAATAATAAATATATTTAACGTCGGTTGTGTTATACATGATATTATTTGTGTGTAAATCGTTGTGTGTAAATGAAAATGCTTTTTGATATGTGGTTAAAATCATAATTATTTGCATTAATGCAGAAAACCATTCCTCTTGAGTTAAATCATTATTGACAATGAGGTCGTCAAATGTAGTTTCACAGTTTTCCATGCAAATAACTTGGACTGGAAAATTTGGTATTGTTGCATCAATGTGTTCTTCTTCGCATTCCTCACTATCTTCATCATAATCACTAGCTTCGCCACTGTCTTCTTCACTGCTTTCATCATTTTTGCTATTTTTTCCATCTCCCGATTCGTCACAATTATTGCATGAATCGGCCGCGCTGTCATTATCAGATGTATGAGATGTTCTTGATGAGCATGTTGAATTAGATTTAATTGTAGTAGTTGCTTTTATTTCATTGGTATTGAATTTGTCTGAATTAATTAAATCAACTAATTCAATTGAGTTTTCTTTAAGATCATCCAATGTAAATAGTTCATTTTCGGTTGTATTCTCTCCGTCATTTATAAAAATATCGCCAAATAAATTATTATCAATTGATTTGATAGATAGGGAGGATTTATTGCTAATATTATGGTCTATTTTAATAGGTGCTAATTTTTTTTCGTCTTCATTGTCATATAAAAAGCTATAATCATCTACTTGAAAACTAATATTTTTATTTTTATTAAAAAATTCTGATTTGCAAAGATAATCCAAGTCATCAATGACATTTATTTTAAAATGTTTTTTTATTCCAAGAAAAGACCCATAATAATCAACGCCGTTGATGAAATTATATTTATGAATTAATAAACTTGAGAGAAATGAGAAAAACCCATCAACATAAGCAGAATTGTTGTAATCTAACAATTTTGGATGCACATTTCCAATTTCAGTTGTAGTTGTTAATTTTGGCAAATTAAATAATGTTGGATCATTTATATTATATTTTCCAATTAAATATTTGAATGGATCCAATAATGGTGCCATCTTGAAAAATAATTGTTTCTTTTTTGTTTTTGATGTGTGTAAGTTTTGAATGACACAATTATATAAATTTTTATTATCAGTTGCACAGTTTTTAATATCCGTTAAAAACCAACTATGATTAAGATTTACAGCGTTGTAATTTGTATCATTTAACAAGAAAAACCTATTGTAAATGGGTGCATAGTTTTGAATGTCTGAGAGAAAAGTCAAGTTTTCCTTTTGGAGCAATTTGAACAAATCGCCGTTTTTTCTCTTCTCATAATTAATTTTAAGAGTGTCGTTATCCATTAGCTAAATAAAATATTAATAATATTAATTTTTAACTTATTTGCTAATTTACTTTAGAAGTTTTGTCTAAATGAATTAAGAATTCAAAATTAAAATTTATCATTTCAATGTTACTATGCGTATTCCGATTTAAATGAATTTTCTAAACAAAGAATAATATGACTCTGGAACTAAAGAAATTTGACATGAAAACAATTAGTTTTAAACCAAATGAATCAAAGGGTCCTGTTGTAGTGCTAATTGGTCGAAGAGATACAGGTAAGTCATTTCTTGTAAGAGACTTACTTTTTTATCATCAAGATATCCCTATAGGCGTCGTTGTAGCAGGAACTGAAGAAGGTAACGGGTTCTATGGCAAGATGGTTCCAAAATTATTTATTCACAATGAATACAACACTGCAATCATTGAAAATATTCTAAAGCGACAAAAATCTGTTTTGAAGCAAATTAAAAAGGAAATGGAGACATTTAAACGAAGCACAATTGATCCGCGAGCATTTGTTATTCTTGATGATTGTCTTTATGATGGTGCATGGACTCGCGATAAAATGATGCGTCTCCTCTTTATGAACGGGAGACATTGGAAGATCATGCTTATCATCACAATGCAATATCCGCTAGGCATTCCCCCCACACTGAGAACCAACATAGATTATGTTTTTATTTTGAGAGAACCATACATTGCAAATAGGAAGCGCATTTATGAAAACTATGCGGGAATGTTTCCAACATTTGAGTCCTTTTGTCAGGTCATGGATCAATGCACTGAGAACTTTGAATGCCTTGTGATAAATAACAACGCAAAATCTAACAGACTGCACGATCAAGTGTTTTGGTATAAGGCAGATTCACATAATGACTTCAAATTGGGATCAAAAGAGTTCTGGGACCTAAGTAAAGATATACACTCGGACGAAGAAGACGAGAAATATGACCCAAATAATGTAAAAAAGCGGGGTCAAGGACCCAAAATCAGTGTTAAAAAGACCAAATGGTAAATTCATGCTTTTGAAAATCTTGATTTATTAAATTAAAAACAAGATTTTTAACTCTATTAGTTTTAATTTTATTCCAACAATTAAAATGCAAACCCACCCTTTTGAATAATTTCTTCAATTTTGTCTTCAATTTTGTTGATTTGTTGTCGGAGCAAAGCAACCGATCCTATTCCGGTTTGTTTTACATCTGGCGGTAATTCACCATTATGACTTTTGGTATATTCTAAAACAGTTTGCATCATTTGAATAAATTCTGCAGGATTAATTTGTATTTTTGAGAACTCTTCGGCATTTTCTTTGACAAATGCAATTTGTTGTTCTATATTCTGAACATTTTGTTGGACAACTTCTTGGCCGCCAATCTTTCTTGAACGCCTAGTATATCTTTTTTTGCCTTTAATAATTTTTCTTCTAATTGTTTTCCTTCCCTTCTTCATTAATATAAAATATATAGATAATTATATTTTATATTTGCGGTTTATATTTGTTGGTTATATTTTACTTGGCTTTACTCTTCCTTTGCCTTAATAGAAAATGGACCACTTAAAAGCTCACTTTGACCATTGTCGGTTTTACCAATGATAATATTTTCACCCTCAAACAATTCAGCACGAATATCTGCAGCAGAAATACTTTCTTGGTCCTTCATTGTCTTTTCTTGAGTATTCATGTTGCCCACGCCGATTAAATTGCCATCAGCGTCAATATTTTGCGTGAGTGTAGCACCGGTCTTTTCAGCATTCTTAATATTTTCTTCAATCGCCTTTTTCTTTGTTTCTTTCACGCGTTGGTCAAACGCCGACTTTGCAAAAGACTCGTTCTTATTCTTTTCATGCATCAATTGATTCAATTCATCCTCCATGTATTCCACNCGTCCAGTCTTGTAAGCCTCTGGATCCCAGGGCATCCACAAACCAACTGGGCCAACAAACACATCGTGATTTTCATCAATTTCCCTGAGCATCTTGCATCTCAGCTCAGCCTCTTCCATCGTAGGATACACGCCGCGAATCTTAATTCCACGAGTAGATGTTTGAAAATTGTATTTAAGATTGAAAGCGTTCTCAAGCTCTTCTTCATTTTGATCCATAAAAGTCTTGTAATCATCTTCCATGTTTCCCTTGCACATTAATTCTTGCTCTTCGCTTAAGAATTCCTTAAAGTCCTTTGAAATCTCGTCAAACGATAACTTGTATTTGTAACTAACAAAGTTCAAAAACTGAATAAACTTTTCCATACTTTTAGAAAATTCCCATTTCTTTAGGAACTCTTCAAAAAGAAATAACTCCTTTTGTTTAACAATTTTTTCAGGAGAAATAAAAGAAATACAAACAAATTTTTGTCCTGCAATTTGTTTATCTTCATCCAAAACATCCACATATTTAGGGTTAATATTACCCGTATCGGTTTTCTTCTTTTCAAATCCACGAGATTCATTAGAATCTTCTTGCTTCTTTAGTTTAGACTGAGCTCCCATTTTATTATTAAGACGTCTTTATTTTAAGTTTTTTTTATCGCATAATATATTTTTTTCTTATTTATTAATATAGATGTTTGATATTACTGAGCTTGTCAAAAGAGTCATTAAGTATTTGGTGGAAGGTTTAATGGTTGCAATTGCTGCATATGCTATTCCTAAACGTTCTTTGAACATTGAAGAAATCTGCTTATTGGCATTAACTGCCGCNGCNACATTTAGCATTTTAGACACATACGTTCCCAGCATTGGTGTGACNACTCGTTCTGGTGCAGGATTTGGCATTGGTGCCAATCTTGTGGGGTTCCCCGGTGGGCTTTAAATTAGCCCGTTGTAGCAATAACAATCCAATAATATGATAATTAATTATATCACATTATTTTATAAAGAAATGGTAAAAAAAACTAGAAAAAATAGAGGGGGGCAACCTACTCCACCATCACCCGTATCTAATGCCGATGACAGTGTTCATTATTTAGACGATGATGACCAAATGTCTGTATCTGATGCCCAAGATAGTTCAATTGGAAGCCAAATTAATTCATCTCAAGGTTCATTGCATATGAGCGATTTACAAGGTGACAGTGATGCGGCCAATACAACAACTGAACCATATAGCCCAAATAGCACAAATAGCACAAATTATTCTGGTTTATCTGGTTTATCTGATTTGCCTGCAGGGTTTGTTCAAGCCCCTGGAGCAGCGCAGGTGCAAACTTCAATTGACAGTGCTGCGACTGATGAATCAATGGACGCGGCGGGTGGAAAAAGAAAAACAAGAAAAGGAAAGAAATCAAGAAAAGGAAAGAAATCAAGAAAAACAAGAAAAGGAAAGAAATCAAGAAAAACAAGAAAAGGAAAGAAAAGCAAAAGAAGAAATTAAATTTAGATTATCGTGTCGGAAGAGACTGAACTCCAGAGGCGATAAACAAAAAGTGTTTGTATTATTTACATTTTTAACTTGAAATTACATATACGGATAATAGAGCTAACAATACTCCAAAACCCTTTTTGATGGTTAGTTTTTCACTGAAAAATAAAATACCAGATGCAATCACCAACAAATCTGATAATATTTTCATTATAATATAAAAAGTAATAATATCACCTTTTTCAAAAACATTTACATAACTAATTATTGCTAAAATATAAGATAAAATACTTAAAAAAAGTAAAAATTTTTGTTTTGATTCTGTATACATTTTTATAAGAGTTACGGGAATAGCGCCAGCTAATGCTCCAAACAATACCCAAAAAATAAGTTTTAAATCCATTTATATTATATATTAAATATATATTAAATATATAATAAAATAAATAATATTTTTTAGCTTGGCATTTATAATGCGTGCCGCTTTAAATAGTTGCAATAAACTCCCAATCTAGTTCTTCACATATCTTTTTCCAAATTGTGTCTTGTTCAATCAACTTTTCCCTATCTTTTAACATGGGTATCTCGGGTAAATAATGGTGTTCTCCGAGTAGTTCAAATAACTTGTATAAAACGTAATAGTAATGCAAGAAATTTACGCGATAATCTGGACAATGTTTTGCATATGGGTATTGAATTTCCATAAAAAAATTACACAATGTTTCTTCCAATTCTTGAGAAATAATTGGAGGTTTAATGCCAAGTTTATCCTTGATAAAATTAATGTGTTCGTAATACTTGTTGTATCCCAATTTTTTGAGAATTTCTTTTGTCTTGTAATAGGTAAGCTTAGAATATTCAATGCGTTCCTTTTTAATTTGCTGTTTCAGATTTTCAATAACTTCAATGGGTATTTGAGTCGTTTCTTTTCCCTGAAATTGTGCCAAAATTTCTTTAAAATGATTAATTTTTTTATAAGCATAAAAGCAGACTTCTTTTGGCGGTTCTTTGTATGATGGCTTTTCATTTTCTATTAAGTATTGCATATTCTTAGAACATACGTTGCAAATTAATACACCTTCATCATCCATCGGAATTAATTCACCTTTAAAACACGATTGACATACATCAGTTGGACGCAAAAATGCATTAATATCTAAAAACGACTCATCAATATTGCTAAGATATTTTTGAAAAATATTATTATTTTTACTTTCTATAACACTAGAATTATCTGTATTTATTTTAAAAAATGATTCCAACATTTTGTTTTTATTTGTTACTGTATTTCCGGTAGATATGTCTTTTTTATTCTCAAAATAATCAAAAATGAATTTAGAATTATCCAAAAAATAATCTATTTTTTTTGACTTTAATGATTTAATTTCATTGCCGATTTCGCTAATTTTATCATGATAATCCATTACCTGTTCAATCGTTAATGTATTTTCAACATTATTAAATTCCAATAATTTTTGAATTTCCATTTTTTCCTTTTTTAATTTTGGTATCTTATCATTTTCATCCTTATTAAATTCATTGACGAATTCTTTGTGCTTACCATCTAATGTTGTTGAAGTTTTTTTATTTACCTTAATTTTTTTTGTTGATTTAGGCTTAAACGATGGCATTAAGTAATCTAATATAAATCNNCNNTTTTTATTTAATTGCTTATTAATATAAATTATATAATTTCAAGTTAAAAGTGCATTTTACTTTTCTCAGAATTTTAATAGATGAGTGAAATTGAATTAAAGGTGAATATTGAAAANCCNGGGAATGCAAATTATGATATTAAAATTAGTAATATAAAATTTCAAAAAATGTTATTTTTGTTCAACGCAATCAACGATGGATGGAGTATTAAGAAAAGAAATGATTCTTATATATTTACAAAAAATCACGAGGGAAAAAAGGAAATTTTACTAGATTCATACCTTCTTTCATTCATGAAGGGTAATTTTGACGTAAATAAAATTTTATCGTAAAACTGTAGTGTGTTGTCTAATTAAATTAATTAATTTAATTAAATTAAAATCAGAAAAATTTTTTTCTTTAGCAATAATATAAACTATGGGAGGTGGTCTTATGCAACTCGTCGCTTATGGCGCTCAAGATGTTTACCTTACTGGTAATCCTCAAATTACTTTCTGGAAAGTCACATACAGACGTTACACAAACTTTGCNATTGAATCTATTGAACAAACTTTCAACGGCCAGGCTGATTTNGGCCGCCGTGTTACATGCATTATCAGCCGAAATGGTGATCTTGCCTACCGCACATATCTCCAAGTCACACTTCCTGAGATCAACCAACTTATGGGCAGTGCCGCCAACATTACCTCTGGTAACAACGCGGTCTATGCTCGTTGGTTAGATTTCCCCGGAGAACAGCTCATCGCTCAAGTTGAGGTTGAGATTGGTGGCCAACGCATTGACCGCCAATATGGTGATTGGATGCACATCTGGAACCAACTTACAATGACCTCNGAGCAACAACGCGGTTATTTCAAGATGATTGGTAACACCACTCAGCTTACCTTCATCACGGATCCCTCTTTCGCGGATGTTGATGGTCCTTGCGACTCTCAAGCTCCTCGTCAAGTGTGCGCTCCCCGTAACGCTCTTCCTGAGACCACTCTTTACGTGCCTTTCCAATTCTGGTTTTGCACCAACCCCGGTCTTGCTCTTCCTTTGATTGCTCTCCAATACCACGAGGTCAAGATTAACCTTGATATCCGCCCTATTGATGAGTGCTTGTGGGCCGTTACCACTTTGAGTTGCAACACCACCCGCTACCCTGCTCCTCCTACGGCCGTTACTGGTTACCAAAACCTTCCCGCCAACCAATACGCGGTGAGCACCCCTGTGAGCGCCACCATCGCTTACAATCAATCCCTTGTTGCGGCCTCGTTATACGTTGATTACGTGTTTTTGGACACGGATGAGCGCAGACGTTTCGCCCAGAACCCCCACGAATACCTCATCACCCAGCTCCAATTCACTGGTGATGAGTCGGTCGGTTCGTCCTCCAACAAGATCAAGCTCAACTTTAACCACCCCGTTAAGGAGCTTATCTGGGTTGTCCAACCCGATCAAAACGTTGATTACTGCTCTTCCCTTCTTTGCAACGGAACCCTCTTCAACGTGCTCGGTGCCCAGCCCTTCAACTACACTGATGCCATTGATGCCCTCCCCAACGCCATCCACTCCTTCGGTGGTCCTTCTGAGCTTGCGGGTGCAAACGCGTTCATTGATGCCCGTGGTCTTTTCCAAGACGCTGGTGCCATGGACGAGTACGTTCCCGATGGTTTCACTGGATACTGGCACGGGGGTGTCTACAACAACTCCTTGACTGAGCCCCACTTTGGTGGCAAGGTCCCCGCTGGCAGTTACAACTTGAACCCCAATGATGCCAACGCCGCCACCCTTGCTGCTCTTGGATTAACCAGCCTTGCCCAATTACAGCCCTCCAACAACACCTACAACCAGGGCTCAACTGTCTCCGATGCCGGCACATTCGTGCTCTCTGAGACCTCTTTGGACATGCACTGTTGGGGCCAGAACCCCGTCGTTGTTGCCAAGCTCCAACTCAACGGCCAAGATCGCTTCTCTGAGCGTGAAGGATCTTACTTCTCGTGGGTGCAACCTTACCAGGCGCACACCCGCTCCCCCGATGAGGGCATCAACGTGTATTCCTTTGCTCTCCGCCCTGAGGAACACCAACCTTCAGGCACGTGCAACTTCTCACGTATTGATAACGCCACACTCCAACTTGTGCTCTCCAACGCCACCGTTGAGGGCACTCGCACTGCCAAGG